CGCTGCTGAATACCATCACATAAGGAGAGAGAACGACAATGCCTCCTGATGCTGTCAAAGGCGTCCCATCTTCCAGCTTGAGCGGCTCAAGGGGTGTATCGTCATACAAATTTCCTGCATACACCGGTGTTTCTACGGGAGAAGCAATATTCTCCAGACTGGGTGTGGCATGCGCCAACAGCCACCCTGTTTGGGTGGAGGGTGTATAAAGAGTTTGAAACTGCCAGATGTTCTGATCGCTTGCGACAAAATCCACAGGCGTTCTGTCGACCCTTCCGCTTATTGCTGTCCCGTCTTCGTTCATGAGAAAATATCCCACACCTCTCCGATCCCCCACGATGACGCGAAAATCATTCCCGTTGGGTACAATGAGCATCCCCCGAGGACGCTCAGGCACGGACAAAATCTCCCGATACCCTCCCATTTTTCTCGGCAGTCCCCTCTGAAACCGACACCAGTGTCCGTCCAGATAATGACGGGAAGCAAAAGAGGTGCCGTCTTTTTTAATGCCGGGCAAGAAACTCAGGGGATAAATTCTGGAAGGCATCGTCAGTCTGCCTCATCGTTGGAGGCTCGGTCATCTTGCCGCGCATCGTCTTGTTGATTCAAACTGGCAAGCCCTCTGGCATAGGCCGACTCCCATACGGGAATGCGTTCATCATTTTTAAGAAAGGGCACGGCTTCCAGGAGAATGGCATAGAGCAAGACATCGGGCGCATAATCGGTGAGCCAGTTCGTCTGATTTTCGGGACTGAGGGGTGTGGGAAGCTGAAGATAGCCATACTCAAACCGGTAGGCTTGATCAGGGGTCGGCGAGATCAACATCGCCTCATACCCATAGTCTCCATAGTATTTTGGAAGTCCTGACATCTTCTGAGCCGAGGTATACGCTCTTAAAAACTCATAGTTTCTCACATAAATCTGGTGATATTTGCCGTTCCCCTCCCAGCATCCCAAAGTCAGACTTCGACGCCACCTTGCAGGTTTGGCTAAGGTTTCTACCTCTAGGGTCAAATTCCCGCGCACATACATCTCCAATCCGATATTTTTAGACTCCCTGCAAATTCTCTGCTCCGCCTGATAGATAAAATCAGGAATGCTGGCATACAGCGACCCATTCTCATTATTAAGATACCGCATAATTTGTCCGGGGACGTCTGGTGTTCCCACCAACGAGAGCCAGGTCATGGCGGGCATCGTCAGAATTCCTCTTCGACTTCTAATTGATACGCCTCATGAATCGCGATACATCCCATAGGGGAGATATATGGTTTCTTCTTGGGAAATCGGATAATTTTATCGCTCATTCTTCGTTACTCCAGCTTTCACCATCAAAAAACTGAATCTTTCCTGCGGTGATGTTATAGCCCAACGTTCCCATGATCGGATTTTTGGGTCTTTCTTCGGTTATCCAGCAAGGGACTGCCATCATTTTGGTAAATTGAACCGCATTTTGGGACATCAGCACAGGACTATTGTTTCCCGCCCCATCCTGAATCGGCACCAGAGTTTCTTCTGGCAATCCTTGTCCTTGATTGGTGGTGGTCAACAAATCCCGATAAGTTGCCAAAGGCGTTTGTCCGCTAAGGGCTGTCATCCCATATCCTCCAACTTGCCAAAAGATGCCCGTTGAAGTTCACGATACCGATCTTTCCCGGGCAGCGCTTCCTGAGCATCACTGGGTGCTCCCCATCCGGTGATTGTCTCTTCGATGTCCTTGCTTGGACTTGTATTTGCCTCTTCCCACGGAAACCCCTGAAACTCCCAGGCACAATCTTCAATGACTTCCCACGGTGTTTCTGTCACCAGAGGCGGTCTTGGAAACGGAACAGGCACAGGATCGGGACCCAGAACAGGAGATCTTGATTGCGGATTGGGACTATCCACAAAAGGCTTGCCGACCCAAAACCCCGTCCATACCAGCTTGTTTCCTGCCCATTTCATTTGTTTGACCAGATCCTTGCGGTCAAACAAATACCCTGTGCGGTCACAAATCCCGAAGGCTTGACGGCTGCGGGGTTTGACAACAACATACTTGCCGGTGCGATTTACCATGAGTATCCTCCTTGCCAGGTCACGCCTAACCGCAAGGGTGTGGTTTCCGTATCCTGATCTTGCGCGCGCGTATAGAGACTTTGGTACTGCTCTTCCAGTAAAGAGGATTTTGGGGGCGCGTATTTAACCGCCAACCGAGCGGCTAACCCCGCTACCAGAGGTTCATAAAACCTTGAGGGAACCTGAATCTGGTTGGAAAGATCGCCGGCATCTTCCATCATACGGGTACAGGTAAAAAAGAGGGTGCGATAAAACGGGGTGGGGGTCGGCCACACGGATAATGTCGGCGCGATCGTTCTGTCCCAATAATAGGAGGTCGGCTGACCCGGCTGATTCTTGTTGGGCATGGCCATCCATTCAGACCTTGAAATGGCTGTCATCATGGTATCCTGCACCGCACAGGAAAAATACAGTTCCTGAATATCCAGAGTCGCCCCGCCGGTCTCGATGATTCTGAACGCGTTTCCTCTTTGAGGGGCAGGAATCACAAACCAGAGCAAGACCCCCGCTTCATAGACTTGAGAAGGGATGTTGAGAAGAGTTTTCCAGTCTTCTCCCTGCCTGACCTGACACGAGAGGGTATAGAGTGCCTCTTTTTGAGAGACAACCCCCACCATTTGCACCAGAGGCATAAAAGACGGCCACCCCATGCAAATCCAGCCATCCGGGGCATCTTGTTGACACGCTGTGTGCGGATTGTCGTCAAAAGCGTTTTTAGCGTTTCCTGAAGAGCTTTCTGCTTTTCCGCCCATCATGCGCATGCTTTGACGCACATTCATCTCTAAAATCTCTGACACTGTCTCCGGGAAGGCGTAGGTGTTTTGACCGGGGATGAGACCGAGTAATCTCTGCTCCACAGTCCACAGATTCAGTCCGTCATTCATCCAGGAGGTGAGCAAAAAATTGAGACTTCTTTGGGCGGCCTGAACCTGCTGGGCGGTGAGATTATCTCCTAAAATCCCCAAACGCTCATAGGCTTCCTCGATAAAAAGCGTGAGAGGCGCCCTCTGAAAAGCATAAGAACCGGAGGTTGCACCGGATGTGGGCATCTTATATCACTCCCTGCTGCAAGAACGTGACCTCTAAAGACGCGTCTTCGTCACTTTTTTTGATAGTGACAAACACATACCGAAGGGGCGTCAGAATCACCCGGGACAAGGCCGTTTCTGTTTTATCGGTCATCGCCGGATCGCCAATGGGGAAAAGGGGAATCTCTGTGTCTGTTTTATGGGCGGCATCCGTGAGAGTACCCACAAGAGAGTAGGTGGCTGTGCCTTTTAAAATCTGAACCTGAACGGAAAGGGAGGGAAAGGTTCGTTGATAATCAAACAACACCCATCCTGTCCGTCCTTTGGTTCCTGTTCCTGCTGAGAGGTTTTGAACGGCACCCGATACCGAGAGGGTTCTCACACTGTCAAAAATTTGTGTTGTTTCTATGGTCTTGTTGTTGGGTCCTTTGAGCGTTTCAGAAACGTTCAGGCCATTGAGCATCCCTCCACATGTGATGTCAACACCGGACAAGTCCTGATCGGAGGTGAGGCTCACTGTACGGGCGGCACCCCTCATGGGATTGCTTAAAACGGCTTCTTCCCTGAACGATAAGGAACCTTCTCTCTCCAAATCTTGAGTTTGACAAAACGCTTCCTTGTTTTGAGGAAGCCAGAGAGTGGTCTGGGGATTGCTCACTGCTCATTCCTCCTCAGACTCAATGGGAGAAAATCCGTTCTTTTTAGCCCGCTGATTAAAAACCTTGATAAAATGCTCCAGTTTTCGGTTTTGATGCGCGGCCTGCTTTTTAAGGACTTTATTCTCCTTGATAAGCTTTTGAATCATGACGAGCCCCAAATCACAAAGAGCGCTTTTATTAAGAACCAGACCTTCCTCATGCTCTTTGATCAGATGGGGTGCAAATTCTGCCACTTCTTCCGCAATAAGACCAAAATGCTTATGTTTGTGAGGATCCTGATGGCGGGTGTATTGCACAAAGGAAAGGGCATTCCAGAGGGATTCCACTTCTTCATGAATCTCGTCATCCCGTGCCAGAACAGTTTTCAGTTTTCCTGATGACGTGACGAAATAATCCCAGGCCACAATGCCTGAATCAGCCCAGAGGGAATAATTCTTGTCATAAGGTTGAGGTGTGCTGATGCGGATACTTTTAATGCCCGTCATCTTTTGAGCGCTGTCGATCACGACACCGCTTTGCCCTATGTGCTTACCTGTTTCTTCATCAAACAGGGGAATCTCTCCTTTTAAAGATTGAGGGGGACCCACAACATCTCCGCTTCCAGTCCCGGAAGGCAAGGGAACCCATGCCTTGTTTTGATGAAAGAAGAAAGATTTTAAATCTGTGTCATACACCATCATGCCGTTTTGAGGGTTTTGAAGCGCTTTTCTCTGGTTTGTGGTCATGCGCGAGACCAGCAGCGCCCCTGTGGTCGAATTGATTTCAACGAGGGCTGACTCAGACGAAGACTCTGACGGCAAATCCCCGCCAAATACCGTACACACCTGAGCCTCCGCCTCTTTTCCCCGGGTATAAAATGTGACAGGAATCAGATCATCCACCAAAATGACGCCGAGTTCTTTGACAAACTGCAACGCGCCCAGATTGGTCAATTGCAGAAGGTCAGAAGCAGAAAGTCCCTGAAGGCGCGTGATTTTTTGAATATTGAGGCCGCTGTCGGCAATTTCAGAACCCGTCTCGTCTTTAAAGACCGCCACATTGCCGGGAATCGGGGACAGAGGTCCCTTGACCAGATGTCTTGGTTGAGGCTCCGATGACAGAGGCTTCGGCGATTTTTGCAGTCTTTCCCCAAACACGACCATATCCCCGTCTTCAGAAGAGTCGGGCCCTTCAACATAACGATCTGCTTCCGCCTCAGGAATGACGACCCACTCATCTTCCTGGAAAAACACAAACTTCTTTTTGGTTAAATCATAGGCCATCATCCCGTTGACGGCCTGGTGTGTATCTTTTAACGATGTCAGCATGTCTGTCGTCAGTCGTGACACCAGCAAAGCCCCTCTGTCCGACTGAATCTCCGCAATCGCGGCAGGACTGGCATCGGGATTTGGATTGAGGGTTTTGGAGACAGGATCCCGTCTGTCGGAGACCAACAGATTAGAAAATGTGGTCGGCGTTCTTTTTTGAGCCATCTGCTCCTCCTAATTCACCAAAAGATTGCCGCTGCCATACACAGCGCGAAAATTCGAGCATCCGAAGGAATACCGCTCTGTGGCTTTCGCCAGAAGGTTATCGGTCATAAAGTCCTTAAAGGTATCGGTGTCATAAGGTTTGCGCTGAAAATGCTTGAATCCGTTATCGGCGTCCGTGAGAGCAAACCATCCGTCCGGATTGGTCAAAAATTGGTTGACCGTAAAGCCATCGGGGATCATGGACATGTTCGCCAAAGCGTTTACCGCATTGTTGGCATTTTCAGGACTGTAGGTGGACTTCAAGAGCCGTTCCGCCACAAACTGAAGCTGGGGCGGAATGAGGAGTTTTCGGGCAGACGTCATTTGAATGAGTCCCGCCTGATCTCTGAATTGCTGGATGGCAATCATCGCTTGCTCGAGAGAAGCTTCATTCAAATCGGCCGGAATCGCCGGACAGTTGGCCACAACGCCGGTGTCAATAGGATGCTGTGTGCTGAGAAGGGGCTGACCGTCTCCTAAAGGATAGGCTGGATTAAAGCCGTTGTTGATCAGGGAGGCCGCTAAAATCTCTTTGGTTTGCTCCATCGACCTTTTAAGAGAACGGGATTGCAAAGGGAACTGGGCTTTATAAAGATTATCCTCAAGCGCGTTTTCCGTAATTTGAAACCCGATGGCAATGGTCTTGTGAACGTAGAGGGTTTTATAGCGCTGCCCCATCGTATCCATCGCCGTGGGGGCGCCTTCTGCCCGAATCTGCGCCAGACCCAGCATTTTCATTTCCTGATCCTGCTCGTAGTCTTTTTCTGATTGATAGGTTTTGTAAATTTGCGTGTACTGGGTAGGATAAGAGGGGCTTTCGCCAAACACTTCCTTCAAACCCGGTCTTAACAGGTTGGCAATGGCGCCGGTATTAATCATTTAAAAAAACTCCTGAGTGAGCACGTTTCAAGCGCCCGGTTTCACGATTTTGGGATTCCATCCCACAAGGACATTGTTGAAAGGTTTGCCCAAGGCATTGCCCGGCATGGGGGTGAGTCCTAAAATCACCAGAGGCAATCCCACAGGATCGGCACTCATTTTAGAGGCGTCCAGATAAACGCCCGATTGACCGGTTGCTGTGCTGCCCTTGCCGGGATTGGGCGGTTGGAGTGTTTCTCCTTCTTTCTTGATTCCCCACGTGGCATAAAGACCGATCTGATCGACCTTGACGGTGGCGGTATCCGCTGCCGCATCCGCAGAGGTGGAGACCTGAAGATTCCAGGTGGCATGAGGGTCGATGATCACCCAGGCATACGCCGAGGTGACGCCGCCAAAAGGCTGAACAACGGTATTCGCCGCCCAGTAGGGCGATTTAGCGAGACCTTGAACATTGGCGTCCGGGCTGTTCCATTGACACCCCTGAAAGATGCCGAGGGGCATCGCCGATAAAAGTTTAACGGTCGTGCCATCTGTGACAGGCTTCAAATACCCTGCATCCAGCACAACCGGATCGCCGGTAAAAATATCCTGATTCAAACCGCTTTGAATGGCGTAGGGCGCCATTTGACCGGTAAAGGTTGCGGCCGTGGTCGTTCCGTAAGACTGAAACCCTTGTGGCGCGTTTTGTCCATAACTCATGAAATGAGTCCTTTCCTGTTTAAAATCATCCGTGTTCTGCCCAGCAGAAGCACGGCTCAATCGTTTGAGAAAATAAAGACACTTCCATTGTCGCGTACTGTCAAAACGCACACATTTAGGCGATTTTTAAAAAATCGTTGCGACGGGACTGTTTTTTTGAGGCCAACTCCTCACCGTATCTGACCAACAATACGGAGGGTCACTTGAGTCCGATCTTGAGGATCGGAGTGGGGATGTTGTTGAGACGAGCCAACTCTCGGTTCCCTTAACCTGCCCGGGAGAGGATGCCCTTGAGTTCCCTCATGCCTGAGGAGAAGTGGGGGGTGATGTTTTCAAAAGGCCATCTTCCTGATGCTCTTATTTTCCCGCGCTTGCAAAAACATGTCAAGAGACGCTGTTCACAAGCCCCAAATCCCACACGCCAAAAAAGAAACTGTTGTCGATGAAGTCTTCGGGGCTTTGGTTTCCCGAACAAAACACCGAAAAGTAAGTCGCTTGGGTCACTTGCGGTTCGGCATGAATGCCTTGTTCTGCATTGTAATAAGGCGTGACCAAAACGATATAAGATTTGGAAGACGCGACCGTTTTAAAGGTGATGTAATACTGTCCTGTTTTCTCATGACTAATATTGTCCACATTAAAGCCTGTGTAGAGTTTTCCGTCTGCACCCACCCATCCCATCGCAAAGGGCGCGCATTGTCCAAGATTCTCCAGGGCTTGCAAAGGCACAGAGTTTTTCTTCAGCTTTGCCCCTGAGAGGCTGTCGTTTGTCTGAGCGTCCCAGAGTGTTAAAAAGTCAACGCCTGTAGGACCATTATTGCCTGCCCGCAGGGTAGGAATTTGCCATTCTCTTAAAGCCATCTCGTAAAAACCGCCGCCTTTACTGGTGGTGCCTCCGAGCAAACAAGGAACCTTGGGCGGTGTCATCTTCGGCAAAAGAGTGAGAGAGCCTTGCTCTTGAGCGTTGATAATCTCAGACAGCCCATAAAGACCAATGTTTCCCCGGGCTTCTGTTTGGGTGGGCAGTTTCCAGTTATCGATGCCTTTTGCACCATAAACAACTTCATGAAGATTGTAATCGTCATCACTGCCCGTTAAAAAAGAGGTCATCCCTTGTGTTTGAAGGGCCTGGACAGAAACAGGTTGTTTGGTCTCCCTTTTAAAAGGAACGGCACTGACGAAACGATTCAGGGTTAACGTATGAATCTCTGCATTTTTAAAAGCCACGTCCTCTTTTGTTGCAATCACAGGATCGCCTTTGGCACCATCGCCGTCTTTGAGGGCAATATTCTGCCCTGCCTGTAAGGTGCGTCCTTCCCAGCCTTTGTCTGTCAACACCGCCAGTCCCTTTTTGGTAAAAGCAGAAAACGCTTTAAGCGTTTCGGAGAGTTTAAACAGAAAGGTTCCTGCCCCTGTGACAGGGCTGCCGTCAATCCCCAGAGCCTGGTCATCATTAGATTGAGCGGCAACGGACGTCACCACCACAGACCCTGCCCCAAAGGGGATCACGTTCCAGTTGCCTTGCGGTTTGCTGTTATCGGTCAAGTAAATGTAAAACGATTGTCCTGATTTAATCTTGGAAATGACCGGATCAACTTTTCCCTCTTCATTTCTAGATCCTACTGCAAAATCCTGCTCTCCCCGATTATTAAGCAATATATTCTGACCCACAGACACAGCGCGTGCGTCGGGCAGAATCACAGACAAACCCTCTTTTTCTGCCGTCAAATCCATAATGCTGGCGGTGACTTTGGGATTGTTGGAAAAACTTGACGGCCATGCCAACACGAGATCTTCCTTAAACGTATACGCTGCATAGCTCATGTTGGAAGGTTGAATCAGCCCTCCCGTGAGAGCGTTGGTATAGCTCGTCATTAAACCTCTTCTTCCGACTGACTTATGGTTGTTTTGTTGATGTATTCTTTCTGGTTTTCCTTATCCATACCCTCCACCCATTTAATGCTGCTCATCATCAACTTGTTTTGCTGTTCCTGGGCTTTGCGTTCAAGGCGTCCATATTCTTTGGGGCGTTCGCACAAGATCAATCCGTCAACGCGAATCACATCCGGTTTGCATGACCCTGTTCCCCAGCTGGTATCGGCTAAAAAGGTGGGATGACGGGCAAAGGGAACCGGTGTCCATCCCTTCTTGGTCATATAGGAAATACGCGAGAGATCGGTCACGCCCCGACACTCTTCCCGAACCCATCGGTATTCCACATCACGGGGAATATCCTCCGTTGGAAAATAGAGTTTGTCCGGATAGGTGGATTGCAAAAACGCGCGAATCTGATCTTCCCGCAAACGGGATTCTCGCCCTCGGGCAGACCCTTTGCTTTTGGGGGAGGGTGTGCGTTCTGTCGCAGGCAGGCTTTCTCCTGATATGGATATTACTCCACCGAGATTTTCTTGTTCCATTGTTTTTTTCCTTCTCTTTTAAGATTGTTGACCGCGTTCAAGGGCAAGCGCCTTCTTTTGTTTCAAATACCCTGCCTCTGAAATGTTCATCATCCGGCAAACTTCTTTTTCTTCTGCCGAAAGGACGTCTTTATGTTTTTGCCCTCCCTCTGACGGTGTTCCTTTGGTTGACGCCACTGTCGTCACGTTTTTCATGGTTTTATGTCCTCCTTGCAGACCATCCCAATACCGGACAAAAGTATCCAGATCTTTAAAATAAGACGGTGTGTTAATCTCATGTCCCCGTCCTTGTGCCGCCAGTTGCTGTTCCAACGCGGTGGCATAGGAGATGACCGCGGAGGCTTTTTCTCCCTGAAACAAAGAGGACTCCTGATTAATCCACGGGTTTTTTAAAATCCAGGCTTGCGTGGCAGGATGGGGTTCGCTGTCCTCCTGAACCTCGGAAGACTTTGGCTCTGAAGGGTTCTGTGTGGGCGGCAAAGGCACGGTTTGAGCCCATTGCCACTGAGCGGCCGCTTTCGCCAATTCTTCGTCTGCGATGACCATGCCGTCAATATCCGACACCTCATGGGCGTGCTTCTTGGCCGCTTTGGCTTTTTCCATCAACGTGAGAGCGTTCGCCTTAAAACTTTCCAAAGCGCTCTGACCCATTTGAGACGAGATCGTCTCACTGTGTTTCAGTTTTTCTTTCAGAGTGGCGTTTTCTTTTTGAGCGCGCAGCATATCCCGTTTAAGACGGGAGATCGTCTTGTGATAAAAGACCTGATTTTCTTCCGAGGGGCTGGTGCTCGTGCTCTCAGAAGACGCGCTCTCTTCTGTTTCTGTTGACGATATCTCCTCGTCAAGAACAACATCGGAGGTCTCTTCGGCTAACGGCGCTTGGTTTTGGTCATCTTTCATTTTTTTTCCTCCTTAACGGGTAATCAACGCGGGGTTTTGAACGGGAGCCAAGACACAATCATCAAACACAAACCGCAAGGGCACGTTCTTGTCATTAAACCGCACGCCGCTGTTGGGTCGGAACAAAACCCAGTCTTTGACGCAGGGTTTTTGCCAATGTTTGAATTCTTCTCCGGTGTAAGCATTCGGTCCTAAAGCCAACACCATCCCCACCATGCCCTGATAGACGGCTTCTTCTCTCACCGATTCGGGCAGCATAATCCCGCCGTCGGTGGTTTCTTCACGGGTGTAGAGCTTTAACAGCACATGCGGTCCGTAAGGGCGGGGCAGTCCTTCCCCCAAACGGCTCATAATCTCCTCGTAATCGTTGGATAAAAATAATCCCATATAAGCATCTCCTTTTTGTTAATGGCTGATCGTGTGAGGGTCTCCAATGACCCCATACAATTTTTCTAACGAGATCAGGCGCAGAGGCACACCTTGCATCACGCAACTTGTCCCCTCATAACGGGGCATGAGAACAAAGTCGCCCACCTGAACCCCGTCTTCGGGACAATTCTGTCCTCGTCCCACCACAAGTCCCGCACAGCCATGAGACCTGTCCTCACAGTAGACTGTTTGCGGAACAGCCAACCTGATCTCTTGTCCTTGTGGATTGATCCCGAGAAGGATGTCCTCTTCTCGAACCCAGAGCTTGACGGCAATCTCTCTGCCTTTCAGGGCGGGTAAAGAAAAACCAAGACTGTTTTCAATCAGGCGGCGTGCATGGGGTCGCTCTTCTGGGGCGATAAAACTCACAGCGTTCATAGCTTCCCCTCATGAAAGGCTTTCTTCCCCTCTTGCAACAACGCCCATGCTTCCTCAAGTCCATGAATCTTGCCCACCATAAATTTGTACATGTCGTAAGACTCACACGACCCGTCCTTGAGAACATCCGCGCACTCGGCGATGGTTTTGATCAATTGTTGCTGCATCTTCTCCGCGTAAACATCGACCATTTTTTTATCCTTTCCTGGACTTAATGCTTTTTTGCTTGCCCGACGGGGTGCTTTGTCCCAATCGAATCTTGGCCACCCCTCCGGTGGCCAGCTTCTGCGGTTTAGCCGACGGTTTAGCCGTTGGTTTAGCCGGCGGCTTCACAAAATCACGGGCTTTGTCTTCAAGAGCAGACAGCAATCCATCGGGCTTAACAGCTTCTTTCACGGGAACCTGTTTTAAAGTTTTGGTGAGTTTCTGAACCGCCTGTCCTTGTTTGCTCTTCTTTTGAAGGCGAGGTGGCAAGGTTGGCTTTTTGGGTTTATTCGGCATAAACTACTGCTCCTTCGTTGGGGGTTTCCATGTCGGCATGTTTCACGTGAGCGTGTTCCATGCTCGCATGTTTCATGCCTTCAATCTGTAACTGGACGGCATTTTTCTGGTCGGCGAGCAGTTGCTCTACTTCCAGCTTATGTTTTTGCATCTCAAACTGAAGCTGGGCTTTAAAGGCTTCGGTCTGGGCTTTCAGTTGAGCTTCGGCAAATTTCAACTGGTTGCCTTCTTCTTTGGCTTTGATATCCGCCATCAAGACCGCGTTGGGATCAACGGGCTGTGGAGAGGCTTGACTCTGTGTTGCCTGCTGCTGTCCTGCGATGCCTGCGGCTCCCATCGCGATCTGGTTTTGAATCTGGGGGTTTTGCTCTTCCTCAAGAGGCGGCAAGGCATATCCCAGAGCTTGTTGCATCTGAAGCTGGTAAGCATACGCTCTGTGGGTGGCCATATGAGCTTGCAGGGTGGGTGCGGTGTCAGGATTTTCTTGGGCAAATTGCCCGTGAACCGTCAGATGGGCTGGGTGATCCTGCCAGAGGGCGACCGTCAGAGGTTTTCCTTGCACCGCGTTCATATTCTCCGTAATGGGGTCCAGGGGCAATGCTTCTTGTTGCGGGGGCATAATCTCATCAATATTCTCAATTTGCAGGGTTTTGCAGGCACGCTTGTAAACTGCTTTGAGGTCGAACAACTGGGGAGCCTGGGAGGAGAGTTTCAGCAATTCCTGCACATGGGCAATGCGTTGAGTCGAGGTGGAGAGCAGACCGTTGCCCGTGGGGGCAAGGACAAGACTTTGGTTAAAATCTGCTCGCATCACCTGATGCGCGCCTCCCACCACCGCAAAGGGATAAGGGGTGTCCGGCAAGCATTGTCCAAACAGACGGTACAAAATCCCTAACTCTTGACTCAAAGCTTGCTTGAGGGATTTAAGGATGGACGATTGTAACCTGTGCGCCACATCCACCTGCGCCATCATCGTCCCCACAGGGGTATTGGCGCTTTGCTCATTGATGTTGAGCTCGACTGCCGATGACAGTTCCTGAGTTTGACGGCGCAGCATCTCGTAAAGGTCTTTCAACACCACCGAGGGCTCCCCATAAGGCAGCGGAATAATACTGTCCTTTAACGAACGGAATCCCGCCGTGTTGACCTCCACAAACTCACCAGGACCGATGAGCTTATCGTTCTGGGGAATCTTCAGACCGGAAGCTCTTAATCCTCCGGGGAAATTGCTCAAAATCCCCTTATCGATCAGCTGTCTTAAAATACTGGTCAAGGCATGGACATTGCTTCCCAGCAGTTGGGCATAGCCCAACCCGTAAAGACCAAACCCGGGAAACAGGGTATATTGCACGAAGTATTCAATGCGCCTCACGTCAGAATCGCCCTCTTCCCAATTGCGCCGTATAGAGAGAATTTGTCGTGTGCTGGGGATCAACGTCACAATATAGGGCTTGGGCATCCGTTTGTGAGAGGATTTTTCTTCCTCGTCCTCGATGACCAAATGGGCATGGCATTCGTAAAGGGTCAAAAGAGAAGGTTTATCATCGTTTTCTCTGTGAATAATCCCTTCCAGACTTTCAAGGGCTGTGGTTACGTCACTGTTGCCCTCGGACGCATTCCCCCAGATAATTTCAATGTCCCGATAAAAGCCGTTCCTCTGCCTCAGCAGCAATTCCTGCTTGTCCAGATAAAACACATGGGTCAGGCGGTCACTGGACAAAACGCTCACGCAGTCGTTGTTCACCAGAAAATCTTGCGGTTTAATCATGCGTGCCACCGGGTGATGGGTCACGGGGTCTTGAAACACTTTTCTGAAGGCACAGCCTCTTAAAATAACCGTCATCAACAAACGAGAGGAGTCTTGGCTATAGTCCTCGTCTTGTTGGGTGAGGTACCAGTTCATCCATGCCTTAACCCGTTCCGCCTGATCTTCAAGCGCTTCATTGACCAATCCTAAAATCTGCACATGCACCGGTCCTTCGGGAGGGAAGAGTTCTGGTTCCACAAAAGCGTAACACCTGAGCAACGATTGCGTGAGGGTCGTGTCAAAGGCGGCACACCCTTTGGGGAAAAACAGGTTTTCCGCTTCTTCAAGGGTTAAGCCCAGATTTTTAAGCCCCTGAATATACGCCTGCTCCCAGGCGCTGCGAGAGGCTTTATCCCGCTCAATGCCGTCCAGAAGGGTGGAGGTGATGGAGGTAAGAGTGGAAGACGACAAAGTTTCTGCCAAATTGCCGAGAAAGGTGTCCGAGGGGGCTTCTTCTTCCAGCAAGGTACGATCTACCGGCGTGCTGTCTACGAGGGCATTAGGGGAAGATGGGGGGCTGTCGAGAAGAAAATCATCCATTTAGTCGTCGTCCTCCCACGCGTTGCGGTCTTTCACATGCTCCAGCATGTTTTGGTCTCTAAAATACAACAGCGCCTGGGTCATGGTGTCCACCACGTCCTGAGATTTGCCGTTGGGGAATAAAAGCACGTCCTCTAAAAAGAGACGGCAGGTTTCAAAGAGGCGGTCATAGTTATCTTTCTCATGTCCGGGCAACCACACAAGACCGTGCTGTCCCAGATAATACCGCACCAGATGAGCGCGGGACTTTTTATCCCCGTAAGGGGTCGGGTTAAACATATCCGTCCGCACGCCCATTTTATGGAGATAAGAATTCAAAGGAATCCCCACACTTTTATCCTCCACCAGAAAAAAGTCAGGGCGATGACGGCCATCAATCGTGACCTGTTTGCGTCCGTTATCCCGATAATCTTTGGAAAGCGCCCGCATTCTCTCGCAGAGCTCGTCAAACGGAACCCGCCCCTTAAACAGTCCGATCAGCATCACGTGGGTGTGGCCTAAATAATCAAACAGTCCCCACGTGGTGCAGGCGGAATAGCTGGATTCTTCTTTGGTCGAGAGAGCCGTGTCCACTGAACAGAGAATATGCTGAAATGGGGGAAGGGAGGGCTCACACCAGATACGGAAGGAGGTTTTCTTAAAAATGCCTCCTTCTGCGGGTGCGGGTCTTTGCTGGTATTGTCCCGCATAGCCGTAAGCGCCCAGTTCTTTCTTGTAGTCGGTGATTTGTCTCTCACCAAAGCGTTCGGGGCAGAGCAACGCGCCTTCCTCTCTGCGGGGGTCTTGCCAGACTTTCCCCTTGCTGGAGGGGAGAATCACGGTTTTAGCGTGACGGGAGGATTCAAACTCCATCGGCAAAATCAGCTTGACCCATTCCTGTTGGGTATCCAGATCACAAATCATCCCCGAAATGTCTTGCTCGTGAACCCGATGCTGAATCACAATCTCGCAAGATTCTTTAGGGTTATTAAACCGGCTCGGCCATACCTGTGACTTCCATTGCAAGGTGTTTTCTCTCTTGGCTTCCGATTCAGCGTCCTGAACATTATTGGGGTCATCGCACACCAGAATATGACCTCCCCGTCCTGTGGTGCTTCCTCCCACAGAGGTGGCGATGCGATGTCCTCCCCGCGTATTCTGAAACTCGCCCTTTGACCGCTGATCTTTGGAGAGTTGGACACGATGACCCCAGTTGTTCTGATACCAGGGGGATTCAATCAGACGACGGCATTTAAGGGAATGCGCCAAAGACAACGAGGCGGCATAAGAGGCATAAATAAACTGCTCTTCGGGATTGTGAATCCATGCCCACGCAGGAAAGGCAATAGAGACGAGGGATGATTTTGACGATCGAGGAGGCACGTTAATCAGCAGGCGTTGAATCTTCCGTTCAAAACAGGCTTCCAGATGTTCGGCAATGGCTTCTATGTGCCAGCCTCCCGTGAAGGGGGTATCTCCTTCTATAGCGCGCCACGCTTGCTGTAAAAAGACGTAGAGGGATTGTTCGGCTCTTTCTAACTCTTGATGGCGTTCGTAGAGCATTTTCAGTTCCTCAATCTTCTTAACCCTTGCATTCAAGGGATCGGATAAGCACGTTGATCCGTTCATTCAATTCTTCTTTGTTCATGGTTTTAATATCCTTGAGTCCGTCCAGGGTGGCTTCATCCAAAGACCGCGCCAGTTCGGAGGCTTTAATTTCTGTAACAATAGTTCCCACCAGCTGGGCGTATTCGCTGATGCCAAGCTCTCCCTCCACAAAGGTCAATCGCGCTCCCTTGAGACGTTCGAGGGCTGAATCGCTGTTCATGCTGTCAACAACACATTTTTTGCCATATTGGTATTGATTGCGCATACGGATGTGCCAGTAGGGAAAGGGAAGCTCTGGTTTTTGAAGAGGAATATTGACGAAAACGGATTCACCTTCAGGCAAAGCACGTTCATAAGCACGTTTAAATTTAGGATGCTTTTTAAGCCATTCATAAAAAGTCTTCCGACTGATATGGGCTTGCGCGGCAAAAGCACTCACCGGAGAGCCATTGCCAATCACTTCAATCAAGAGGGGAATATGAAGCGTGTCATCATAGGTAATCGCTTCATCGTTCAAGGCCAATGTTTTGAGTTCTTCAATAATGGTTTTATGCTCTTTTATCACTTTTTTCTCCTATAGGGTTTCTGGTGTCACCCCCCCTGTTTCCAGAAGGGCTTTCCCGCCGGTTTCTTTCTCCCACCGTGCGAGGCTCATATCCACATAAGTGGGCGACAATTCCATTGCGTAACAGAGGCGGTCGGACTTCTCACAGGCAATCAAGGTTGTCCCTGATCCGCAGAAGGGATCGTAGACTCCTTCCCCTTTGGACGTGTTGTTCAGGATAGGACGGAGCATACATTCCAGAGGTTTTTGCGTTCCGTGACCGAATTTCTCTTCGGTGTGGGGATTGCCGAAGCTGTTATTATTGGCGATGTCCCAGACGGTGGTTTGGTCTCGCTTCCCTTGCCAGTTATGCTTCTTGCCTTTTTTATGGGCGTACCACAGAGGTTCGTGGGTGGCGGTGTAATTTGGTTTATCGGCTTTCTTTGTCTTCTGCTGGGGACGCGAGGCATACCACAAAAGCTCATGCTGGTTATGGTAATCTCCTCGACTCAAGACAAAATGTTGTTTTGACCAGATGATGAGGTTGATCAACGTAAATCCACAAGCTTCGAGATTCTGGGCAAACAAATGGGTGGTGGTGGAAGGATGCCAGACGTAGGCCACATCGCCGGGGAACAATTTATAGGCTTCCGTCCAGTCGGCTCGGTCATCGTTCAGGACTTTTCCTGTGCTTCGGATATCCACCCCTTTGTCGGCTCTTTCTCGCCACTCTGGATCGTAATTGACCCCATAGGGGGGATCGGTCACCATCAGGATGGGGATGTTGTCGCCCAAGAGTTTGGCAACGTGTTCTGGGTTAGTGCTGTCGCCGCACATCAGGCGATGGTTGCCGAGGAGGTAAACATCCCCCAGCTTGCTCTTGGGTTCGGGAGGGAGTTCGGGAAGAGGTTGCTCTTCAATCATGTCCAGCACGGAGGGAATGCCCAGACTTTTAAGCAGGTCATCGGACATGCCGAAGTCTGACAAGGTTTGCGGATCGAAGCGGTTGGCCAGAATATCGTCGTCAAAAGCACCATAGGAAAGATTGTCACGGATGTTAATGCGATCCACTTCATCAGGGGTTAGAAAACGGGAAGGCTCAAGGACTTCCATTTCTGTTTCTGGAGAAAATCCTGCCTGCAGAAGAGCTTTTTTTCTCTGGTGTCCGCCGATAATCGTGAGATCGCGGTTGACAATCAGGCGTTGGTGATAGCCGTCTTCTCTCAAAGATTCGCACAACTTCTCCATCGCCTGTTTAGAGATATGGCGCGGATTATGGTCGTAATCTTTCAGATCGCCGAGTTTAACCTTCCGAGAGTGCCATTCCAGCATCTTTGTTCATCTCATAGTATTGCAACAATCCCTTAGGCGGGATACAATCGTTTTATGAGATCTTTAGATGAAAAAAGGTCTTGAAATGCTCTTGAATATTCCTGTACTGCAACTACAGGAATGAGCTTATTCTACCGCTCCCTGTCACGGGACACAAGAGACCCCCTCAAGGCAAAACGTCACACCGAGATGAATGTTTAAAGAAAAGCCTGTCCCTTTGTCTTGGGAGCTAGGCAGAATATTTACTTTATAAAAACGGCTCTATTCCAATGTTTTTTTGAAGAATTGACTTGACGACTGTTTTCAAGGGACGGTAAAGTTATCGTGAGGTTAAGGAAACTGGAATCTCCTTAACCTCACTAATCACAACCTTAACTATAGGACTAGTTAAAATCATGACTAATTTGATTCATATAAATTCTTCGGAAGAATCTCAAGTAAAAAATTCTGTCTCAACAGAAATAATCGCCCATGCTCTCAACACCCTTCGCGCAGAAGAAGAAAAGTTGATCGTCCTCATCCGCAAGCAAGCGTATCAAGAACGCCTCGTCCGCGACTTAGCCCATGCTTTAGACTCGGTTCTGAACATGGTTGACACCTATAAAATGGACGAGCTTTGCACCGATCACGAAGAAGAAGACGAAGGCTTATCCGACCTCTCTCTTCAGCACCTGAAAGACCATGTCTCTCTGATCTCTGATTACGTCCGCAACTGGGCAGATGCCAACGTTGAGACGACCCAGGATGTTCTCGCCGAACAACGGGATCTGATTACCAGAATGTGTGGGGAGAGAGTTTAAAACTCCTCCTGCTTCTTGGTAAATTCTTTAATATGATGCTGTAACGTTTATTTACTTTATACGGAGTACGTATGATGAAGGATCAATTACCTCAAAATATTTATACCATCCTCTGGTACGATGATGGCGGAAGTTGTTGGTGCGACCACTGTGTGTATACCGAGGATATGGCTTTTCATTCTGCTGAAGAAGCTGGAGTTGCCCCTATAAAAACGGACAGTTAGAAGTAGTGCGTAAGCGATAGGTATAACACTATGACTATGACTAGTTCTAACGATCAAAAAATACATGTGGTGACGTCTGTTGAACGGCGCCGTCACTGGAATTCATTTGAGAAAAAATCCATTGTTGAAGAAACGCAGGAACCAGGCAAGAGCATTTCTTATGTTGCCCGTCAGCATAATATTTCGCCTTCTCTGATTTTTAGATGGCGGCGTCAATACGAAGAAGGAGCCTTAACGGGTGTTGGGAGTGAAGAAAGGGTGATTCCTGAAAGCATTTACAAACAAGCCGTTGAACGCCTGAAACGTCTTGAAAGGCTTTTAGGACAAAAGACGGAAGAGGTTGAGATTTTAAAAGAAGCGGTTCGCATGAGTCGCGAAAAAAAACAGATATGGCGCAATCCCTATGTCGGTCTAGGGGGTACGCTATGAGTAAGGTCTGTTGTGCTCTGGAGGTTTCTCGCTCTTATGTTCACAAGCGTTTGAGGCAAGGGACTGAAAAAAGAATGACGAAAATCCTGACAGAAGAGGACATGAGATTGTTATCACTGATTCGAGAGATTACCGATGAACGTCCCACTTATGGGTATCGGCGTGTGACCGCTTTGTTGAAGAAAAAGAGCCAGGAGAACGTGAATCATAAACGGGTTTATCGCGTAATGCGTCAGGCGGGATTACTCTTGAAAAAGCCCGAACACAGGCCAGTCAAAAATCATGATGGCAAGGTGATGACACTGAAAAGTAATCTGCGTTGGTGTTCCGATGCTTTCAGCATTCAGTGTTGGAACGCTGATCAAATTCATATTGCTTTTTCTCAAGATTGCCATGATCGGGAGATCATTTCCTGGATTGCCTCCAGCAAGGGGATTGACCGCTTCATGATTCAGGATTTAATGGCAGAGAGCGTTGAAAAACGCTTTGGAAAAGTTTTGCGTCTACCCCATCCTCTGCAATGGTTAAGTGACAATGGCTCTCCTTATGTAGCGCGTGAGACTGTTGCTTTTGGCAGGTCATTGGGGATGGTGATGTGTACGACGGCTCCTCGGAGTCCTGAAAGCAATGGAATGGCGGAAGCCTTTGTCAAAACGTTCAAGAGAGATTATGTGACATTTGGAAATCTAGCATCCGCTCAGGCGGTACTGGAACAACTGCCAAAATGGTTTGAAGATTATAACGAGAAAGCGCCTCACAAGGGCTTAAAAATGCTCTCTCCAAGACAATATTTACTTCAAATGAAGGCAGCTTAGGTGTAGGGTAAAAATGGTTCAAAATAAGCACTACTCCCTGTCCTGTTTAAACGGGGGTCACTCCAGAAGCAGAACGTTATGCCGAAGAAAAAGTCAACACGGTGGACTATGCGCTTTCCTATAAAATCCAGAAAGTAGCCTTGTCTCATAATCTTGGTGAAAAGGTGTCTCAATGAATAATAATGACAGTTTAGAGCCGTTTTTTAGAAGAAATGAGTTGACGCTCCTTCCCAAAGGACGCTACTCTTATCGTGACGTTAAGGAACTTCGACCTTCCCTAACGCCACTAACACAACATTTAACTTATAGGAGTTAAACATCATGCTAAACGCATCCATAAACACTTTAGACCCACAAATCAAGAGGAACGATTTTTCCTCGTCACCCAATGTTCTCGAAGGACTTTCGATGATCCGCAAGCGCAATGAGGAACTGGTGGAAGCCCTGGATCATTCCGTTGACCGGTTTGAACAGGTCCTGGCGTTCTATCAGACGGACGCTTACGCATCCTAACGCCTTAATTTTATAACTTTTTTAGCAAAGCTAACCATTAAAGGAGAAACGTTATGCGTAACGCCAATACCCAAACTATGCCCAAAATTCTGGTCATTAATGACTGGATGCCCCCCTTGCAAGAGTCCACAGAGTCCCTGATTCACTGGGACTTTCCCGAAGAAGACGAACCATTTGGAAAGCTCAGTCTGGACACAGGCGGATTCTTTTGCCAGCCAACAGACGAACAAGAATGGCGTGATGATTATTACGCCAGTATCCGGCTTTAAGGGAGGGAACCATGAACTTTACTTTAGAGCAACTGCTGGAACGGCAAGAAAGCTTAGGTGGTAGTGAGGTGGCTGCCGCCCTCGGTCTTTCCCCCTGGAAGACCCCTTACGAGCTTTACATGGAAAAGACCACGAACGATCCCTTGTCCTTGCAAACGGATATGACGCCTGTACAAGAATGGGGACATCGGCTGGAAAATGTCGTCGCCCTCAAATATCAGGACGAAACAGGGTATGCGGTCGTACCAGGATTTAAGTGTCACTACCTTAAATACCCTTTCCTCACCGCCAGTCCTGACCGCCTTGTGTATACCAAAGATGGACACGGCAAAGCTCTCAGGGGGTTGGAGATCAAGACGGCGGATGCTTTCTGTCGGGAGAAATGGGGGACGTCAGGCACAGTGTGGGACGGCGTGGATATCAATCAATGTCCCATTCCCTATCACTACTATATTCAGGTCGTTGCCTACATGGCGGTGCTGGGCATGGACACCTGGGATTTAGCGGTTCTGATCGGTGGTAATGATTACCGCCTTTATACCTTTACCCGTAACCTTGAGAACGAGCAGATGATGCTGGAAGAAGCCCGCAACTTTTGGGACGGGTTTGTAGTGCCTCGCAAGGCGCCGCCCATCGACTTTACATCAGAAAGCGTTCAAGCGTTGATTGCCAAAATCAACACCCCCAAAGAAGATGTGGAGATGGAACTGGACGAAGAATGGTCACACAAGGTGCATCAAGTGCGTGAGACCAGCGAGATGGCGTCCTTAGCCGCCAAGCGCGTCAAGGAGATGAAAGCGGAATTGCGCCATTTTATGGGCGATGCCTCAATTGCCAAGCTTCAGGGCGGGGGAGCCGTCTGCATCAAGATCGCTAAAGACGGCAGCGCCCGCATGACGTTTAAACTATAACTTAAAGGAATTGAATCATGAATTTACACCATACTTTACCCATAGACAGGTCTTCTCTGGGAACCATCGACGAGGTGTTTAAGCTGGCAGACTTTATCTCTAAAAGTGATTTCTTTCCCGCCTGGAAGAACAAACCCCATGACGCTGCCGTGGCGATTCTGTTTGGACAAAGCCTTGGGCTTTCTTGGGGACACAGCCTGCTTAACATTGCGGTCATTAACGGACGCCCCACTGTATGGGGCGATGCCATGCTGGCCTTATGCAAACAATCTTCCGTATGGGAAGACTGCGATGAGGACTTTGACGAAAATACCATGACCGCCATTTGCATGGTCAAGCGTAAGGGACAGAAAGAGCAGATCCGCACATTTTCTCAAAAAGACGCTCAACAGGCAGGACTTTGGGGTAAGGTGGGGTATTCGGGAAAGCCCACGCCCTGGGTCTTGTATCCCAAGCGCATGCTTCAGATGCGCGCCCGTGCCTTTGCCTTGCGGGATGTCTTCCCTGATGTTTTGCAGGGGCTAGGATGTACGGAAGAAGTTATGGACTATCCTGATTCCGCGAAGTCAAAGACAGTATCAAAAAGTGAGTCGAACATTGTCTCGTTTCCTACTTCCACTATGTCTGAAACGGAAGCGTTGCATAAAACGCAACAGTTAACAGAGATTCGTTATGCAGACCCACAGCCCACAAGTATACAGAAAACACTCACCCGACCCAAAGAAGGATCCCCGGAGCTTCAGCAGTTTGTGGAAAATCTGGCAAAGTTTAACAAGGGCGGAGTGGTGCAGACACAAAATCAGCCTAAAACGGCTTTTGATCTCATGCGGGAACGGCTAGATGAACAACGGCAACACCAGCAACAAAAAGGCATGGACGCGGTGGAACATCTGAAAACGCTGATGCCTGCCTTGCAAAACGGAAAGGGAGTGTGACATGGAAACGATCCTGATTCCCCGAGACAAGGTTCGTCAAATCCTGGTTGATCTTGAAACCTTCCTTGATCTGGGCTTGTGGGGCTATTTCTTCAATGCTCTGGCGCAGCTGGAAGAGATATTAGGCGAAACTCATTATTAGGGAAGAACTTTGTGGTGTGAAGACTTTGTA